TTTATTTATAGATATTTACTAGAAAATACTTGACAGGTGTTTTTTATGAGTTTAAAGTTCGTTTGTCAACTTTAGGAGAGAGACATGAAAATTTCAACAATGATAGTATTATCAGTAGCATTTTGGGTTTATGTAGCCTTTTGCCTTTGGGCTATGGGTAAGTTTGCAGGAGCTATATAATGGAAAGACATTTAGACCCAGACGCATATTTAGATGAAATGGATAGACTTGACAGATTGGAAGAAGAAGCCCAATATAAACTTGACCAACAGGAGAAGCATGATGAATAAATACTTATGGCTATTTCTTTTTGTGTTTTGGGGGTATATAATATGGCGAATGGTTTAAGACCTGTAGCAGAAATACTAGAAGATGTTTGGAAAGAATTAAAAGAACTTAACGATAGATTTGACGAAAGGGAGAGAGCAAATGGAAGACCAATTTTACCAGCAAGTGATGCAGGAATTACACGAGATGGAAACAAAACAACAGGAGAGAATAAATGAGCATTCATAAAAAATTAATGCAAGCAAGATTAAAGCTACAAACAGCAGACCTTAAAAAGTCTGGTCATAATAAATTTGCAGGATACAAGTATTTTGAGTTAGGTGATTTCTTACCTACTATTCAAGAAATTTCTAATGATGTGGGTATCTGTGGCACAGTAACATTTTATACAGACATAGCAATTCTTACTATTACAGACATGGATGATGCTACACAGTTTATTGAGTTTAAATGTCCTATGTCTTCAGCAGCTTTAAAAGGTTGCCATGATGTGCAAAACTTAGGTGCAGTTCAAACTTACCTTCGCAGATATTTATGGACTAATGCTTTTGAAATAGTAGAGCATGACGCAATTGACTCTGCTAAACCTATAGAAGTTGAAGATAATCTTACAGAAGAACAGTTAGAAATTGCTAAGAATAACTTAGAAGAAGCTGCTAAACGTGGTGAACTTAAACAAGCATTTTTTAAATTAACACCAAATGCTCAAGAAAAGCTACGTGAGTATGCTAACGAACTTAAGAAGTCTGCATGAGTCATTTAAAAGATAATAGGCGTCATAACGTTATTACAGCTAGTAATGCTTGGTCTGCTGTATATGAAAGACAAAAGTTATGGCGTCAAATGACTTTACGTGAACCTCCTTTTGAAGGTAATGAAATGACTGAGTACGGTAATATTCATGAGTCTATTGCATTATCTGCATTAGAAAAAGAGTTTGATGATATTGTAGAGCCTGGTAATAAGTTTGTATTACATGACAAATTACCGTTTGGTGCAAGTCCTGATGGTTATTATGATGGCAATGTTATTGAGATAAAATGCCCATATACTCAGGAAGTTTATAAAGAGATACCTGAACGCTATTACTTTCAAATGCAAATGCAAATGGAAGTATGTAAAATGCCTCATGCTTATTTCTATATATGGACACCAAATGAAACAAAGATACAGGTAGTAAACAGAAGTAAAATATGGCTTGACTGGTATACGCCATTAGCACTAGAATTTATGAAATATGTTGAAGATGACATAGAACCTAAACGCTGGACTAAGAAACCAATTTTTAATAAGGAGTAGTATATGGCTGAGTACATAGCAAAACCAGGTAAAGCTAACGCTTTTAAAGTTCCAGTAAAGCAAGAAGATTGGCATGCAGATTTTACAGGAAAAGTAATAATTCCAGAAGATATTGTTCCTGGTGCAACATATCATTTTGGATTAACTAAAAAGCAAAAAGCAGATGGTGAAGTGTTTGTTGAATTTAGATTAGGTGGTAAATTTACACCTAAAAATGAAGAACGTGCTAAACCTGCTGTTGAAGGTGCAGATGAGGATGTTCCTTTCTAGGAGCATCCCCAATTGCCTGTAACTATTTGTTCATTACGTACATAGTTACTTCAAAGCCAAAACGCATTTCTGTAGCTGCTGGAGTTGTCCACATGGTATTTATCCTTAAGTAATATATTATGCTTAATTGCACAATATAATAGAATTATACGCTTATGTGGATTTGCTAGACACCAGAAAAGCATGAAAGGTTTATAATGGATATACATAACTTAGAATTAGATATAGCGTGTTATGCAACTGCTGTGTACCATGAAGTTAATACAAGAACACTAGAAGAAAAGGTAGGTGTTATAAATGTCATACGTAATAGGTTACATACTGGTTATTGGGGTCGTGATGTATGCTCTGTTGTTTATGCTAATGGTCAGTTTATTGGGGTTACGGATGAAAGTCATCCAGAAGTTAATACTAGGGCGTATTTGGAAACTAAACTTTTGGTTATTGATACGATTGTTCATAATAAATATGCAAATCCAGTTGCAAATGCTTTATATTTCCATGATGACTCAATACCGCCAAAGAAAGAATGGTTTGGTAAACGCAAGAAAACGCACATAGGAAGGATGGTGTTTTACTAATGCAAGAACATAATACTAAACTATGGTTAGCTAAAGTTCATAAAGATGTAATGGATGAAGCTCATATTAGAAAAAAAATCATTAAAGACAATGAAGAATTAACTTATGCTTTAGAATGGTTAATAGAAGTATTTACAAATAACGACCCACAATGGCATGATGTTCCATGTATTAAAAATGCTAGAAAAGCGTTATACAAATGAAAGATAAAATACTAGGTTATCTCGTAGAAGAATTTGATAATACAGGAAAACTTGTATGGTCTGCCTTTATGTCATCTAAACCAACATCTTTAGAAATTGAAAAAGACATTAAAAACAAGTTACATAATTGGGTTATAACACCACTTGTTGCGGATACAAAAAACATTATTAAAGTAACTAACATTAAAAAATACGATAGTAAGAAATTAACGGAGGCACATGGTGGACTCTAAACCACTTACACAAGAAGAAATTATAAAGGTATATAAAGAAGCATTTGGATACGGTAGTCAGGTAATAACAATTGACAAGATATTTAGATTTGCTAGACTTATAGAACAATTGCATGGAGTAAAAGATGTACACTAAACTAGATGACCAAAGACAAGCAAAGTTTGTTATAAACTATGTTACTGCACATCCTGGTTGCAGTATTAAACAAATTGTGCAAGAATGCGTCATTGCTAGAACAAGATTGAAATACTTGGAAAGTCAAGGATATTTGATTTTGCCTAAATGGACTTATAGCAACGAATTAGATAAAAGATTTAAGAATAGAAAATATGTGTCTGTAACTGTAGGAAGGGAGTATGGTAAATGGCAAGAGCAGAAAAGATATTAGAAGTAGTAGTATGGTTATTGATTGTTGGTGGTATGGGTTGGTTTGCTTATGGATGTTATGAACTTATTGATTTATTTTTTCTAAGGGGATAGATATGGTAGATATGGTGAATAGACCTCCACATTATTTAGTGGGCGGTATAGAAGCAATAGATGTGATTAAAAGTCGTTTAACTAAAGAAGAATACATTGGGTATCTTAAAGGTTGTAAGCTCAAGTATGACTTACGCTATCCGTTTAAAGATAATCCACAACAAGATTTAGACAAGTCTGATTGGTATAAGAATAAGCTATTAGAAGTTACTAAAGACGAAGATGCTGTAAACCCACCTGAAGTGGAAGCTATTTTAGAAAGATTTGATGATGAGTAAAACGTATTGGGTATTTATTGTAGTCATGGCTGCATTAGCTATCTTTTATACAGAACAGTCATTTGGTCAAACTACGACTATACTAGCACCTGATGGGTCTGTAACCGTCTGTCAGGTAAATGGTGGTGTGATTATCTGCGTCTAGTCATCCATTGGTGTTAATTCACCATAGATAGCTAGTTCTTCACCACTAATTTCTATCATGCTATCGTCATCTAATGTGATGACTATAGTGCTATCGCCATGTAATGCTTCACAAGATACAATCACTCTGCCTAGCATGTGATTACAAATAATTTCTACTTCTGACCGTTGCATAATTGTCCTAAGAAACATGACCATTCCAACGCCCATTCTCTTTTAATACCATAGGCATTAGCTTTGGTTGACCGTTAATAATAACTCCACAACCTACAATGAAACGACTCTTAAAGTTTTTAGCATAATCAAATGCCATAGACTTTTGATGTATTAAACATCCTACTTGCATACCCCAAATAAGAGCATCTGGGTTACTGTAATAACCAATACTGAATTTAGTATGATAGTGACCCTGCACCGTATTCATTCCATACTGCTGGGCTACCTTTAAAACGTCTGCAGATAGACCATGAGTAAAGAAACACCTAGAGTTATCACTTAGGGTTATGGTGTGGTCATCTACCCATTCCCAGCCCTTGCCAACGCCTAAGAACTCATTATAATGCTTTAGATATGCTTTAGGCATACCATACTTTAATGCTCTGCGATAAACTAAAGAGCTATGGTTAGAGTGAACTAAAACCATCTTAGGGAATATCTTTTCTAATTCTTTTACGTGCTTTTTAGACTCTTCTAATTCATGTCCAGCAGAATATAAGTCTGGGTTATGTTCGTGCATAGAGATAGCGTGTTGGTCTAGCTCATCACCTATGTTGACTATATGGTCAAACTTGTATTTAGTCTTTAATG